AAATAGCCCAAGTGCGAAAGCAGTTTGAGCAGAAGGAAGCCGAAATAGCGAGGCGAGAAGCGCAAGCTCTTGGTTTAGCAAATCAGATACAAAATGGATCGTTGGTAGCACCTACGCCCCCTAATACTGAACTCTTTGAAAAAGACCCCATTGGTTATATGGAAATGAAGATGCAGTACGATACGGCGAAGACTGAATATGATCAATCAATGTATCAGGTTCAAACTTTACAACACCAACAACAGCAAGCTCAGGCGCAGGCGCATCAGACGTATCTGCAAGAGCAGGCCGAGGTGCTTAGAAAGCGTATTCCAGAAATTGCAGATCCTGTTAAGGGTGAAGCATTAAAACAATCGCTGGTTCAAACTGGTGTGGCTTACGGATTTACTGAAGACGAAATGTCTATGGTAACTGACGCGAGATACATCGAGGCATTGAATGATGCGAGGAAATATCGGGAATTGAAATCTAAGCGTAAGGCTACGCAGACAAAAGGCGAGAAAGCTCGTCCTGTCGTTAAGGCTGGCGTAAAGAAGCGAAAATCAACTGGCGTTCAAGCGGAGCAACAAAAGGCGCAACAGCGCTTAATGAAAACAGGTTCAATCGATGATGCATTGAGCCTGATGTTAAACAATGATTAACATTAAGTTAGTCTTCTAAGTCTCTGAAAGGACACAATAATATGTCGCAACCTAGTAATACATACGATTCGTATGACAACGCAAATAGTATCAAGGAAGACATCCAAGATATTATTTATAATATTTCACCAGACGAAACTCCATTTTTATCTGCGTGTAGAAAAACAACTGCAAAATCAACTTTGCATGAATGGTCAACAGACACGCTAAGAGCGTCTGCGGCTAATGCTCATATCGAGGGCGACGACACAACTGCAACTGCGGTTTCTGGAGTTACTCGTTTGAACAATAGAACTCAAATTTTCAAAGACGCCATAATTATCAGTGATACTGATGAAGGCTTATCAAAAATAGCCAAGGCAAAGGAGATGAGCTATCAAATCCTTAAGGCTGGTAAAACCATGAAACTTGATATAGAAAAGGCTCTTTTCGATAACAATGCTAAAGTAACTGGTTCTGCAACTGCGGCTCGTGAGCTTGCTGGTGCGCCAACATGGTTAACATCAAACACTGTCAAAGGTTCTGGCGGCGCTGATGCTAATGGTACAGGTTCAAATGCTCGTACTGATGGTACACAAACAGTATTCACTCAAGCTAAGTTTGATACAGTGATGCAGAGCGTTTGGGAAAATGGCGGAACAGGTACAAAGACTGCATATTTGTCAGCATTTAATATGACAAAATGTCTTGGATTTGCTGGTAACAACAACCAAAGAGCGAATGTGGTGGGATCTGATGAGAGAGTTATCAATTCAATTTCCATATATTTAACTCCTTGGGGCGAAATATCGCTAAGGCCAACGAGAGAGAACAGATCTCGAGATGTGTTCTTAATGCAGAACGACACATGGCAAGTAGCTACTCTACGTCCAATGAAAAATGTTGAACTAAGTAAGACAGGGGATAATTCAAAAAGACAATTAACCACTGAACTCACATTGGTATGTACTTCAGAAGCGGCAAACGGCATGGTTGCAGATTGCACAACTTCATAAACTAACTATAGTAAGGGGGGGAAACCCCCCTTATTTACTATCAGGAGTGATTTATGGCAAAACCAAGAGCTGGCAAAGCAAAAGTAAAAGTAGTTAAGGGAAGAAAAATTAGCTACGGACAAGCTGGCCTAGCAAGCGATGGTAAGCCCAGAGTAAGAGCTGGCACAAAAAAAGGTGACGCATATTGCGCCCGATCTGCTGGTCAAAAGAAGAGATCTCCGAAAGCGGCTAAAAATCCCAATAGCCCATTGAATTTATCACGCAAACGCTGGAAATGTTCTGGCACTAAATCTAAGAGAACGTAATATGGCAAGCTCGAAAATAGGCGAAAAAATTGAAATATCTGACAATGGCGAAATTAACATAAAACGCACGTTTGATGGTAGCCAGATGTTGAAAGATGCTGAGTATGCTCGACAGTATGCCGATAATAGCTTCGGCTCAGAAAATAAATTAATTGCACAAGTTGATCCAGCTTTCATTGGTATTTGGCTTAAAGAAGCTGGCGTGAGCTGGAGCGATACAGAAGCGGCAAATGAAGTAATTAAAAAGAAAATATTGTCAGGCGAATTTGATAACTTGCGAGTATGGCAGGGGAACTACTAATGGAAATGGCAGACCTATGGAGTGGCACGCTCACATTCGCATTGGCGTTTGTGGGTTTTGTTTTACGCGGATATGTTTTAGAGTTGAATAGATTACAAATTCTGTTGAACAGAACGCGAGAGGAATATGTGACAAAAGTTGATAGCAGTGCGTCAATGAATAGATTGTTCAGCAGGCTCGACGCAATAGACGCTAAGATGGATCGCATATTAGAACGGAAGTAAAATGCTACGTTTACTAATAATTGGATTTTTCATTGTTTTTGGCAGTTTTGCTTATGCTGAAGATGACATAATAAAGACAGATACAAGCATCAATTCTAGTGGGTCTATGGATACCACGATTAACAGCCCACCACCATCAGCTATATCGCCACAAGTTAGCACAAGCGGATCTGACTTATGTGTCGTGGGGATCTCAGGCGCAGTACAAACGCAGATATTAGGCATCTCTGGCGGCAAGACTGTAAAAGATCTGAACTGTGAGCGCCTAAGAGCATCGAAGCTATTGTATGATTTAGGCATGAAGGTAGCTTCTGTGTCACTTCTCTGCCAAGACGAAAGGGTCAGAATTGCGATGGCAAATTCTGGCAGTTTTTGCCCAATCAATGGGAAAATAGGAGATGAGGCCAGACTTGAATGGGAGATGAAAGCTGTGGAAGCGCGTATTAGCGAAGACCAGAAAAATCTAGTAGAAAGGCTTTTTGATGAACAAGCTGAAACTAAAATTGGGCTTGGTGTCATTATCGGCACTTTGTTTATGTTGCTCTTACTCTAGCGCAGATCCATTTAAGTATGGTGCAAGTGCTAACGCCGCCAGAAATGGTCTAAACTGGGCTATGTCATCTGTCTTTCCGCCTATTGGTGGCATTGATATAAATGGCCTGATTTACAGGTATAGAACAGAAAAAGAAACTGACGCAGACATGAAAGTCACTGTCGGCAATCTTAATTTTGATGGCGATGGGTATGCGTTTAGCGAGACTGACGATTGGTCTGGCGTCCCATCCAATACGATCACAAAATCATTTCCACTATCAAACATACCATTAGAGAGTTGGGGCGATGGGTCTATCACAGTTGAAGGTGAAGGTGTCGTCAAGGATGCCACAGTAATTTACACATTTAGAGTTGATGAGTGCTATGACCCACAGCTAAACCCAAGTTGCGCTGGTTATGTGAAGCCAGTGCCAGAAGTGCCTATAGTTGAAGTTTATAATGCATTAGAAGATGACGCTGTTGTGGATACTATTGAAGAGGAAGAATACGAATATCCAGACGAGGCTGAAATACCAGAAGATGATGAAGATAATGACAAGCCAACTAAAATAGAGCTGGGTCTGATGTCTGCTGAAAATGCTTTGACTATGTTTCAAGAATATAAGCAAGACGAGCTTATCAATATAATCAACATGCAAACCAATATGCAAACGTACTATGATCTTGCAATAAATGGTGGTATATACAAAGACAAGTATCAGTTAAGCCAAAACCAGATGCCAGAAAACAAGAGGGCGTTGCGTAATAACTTAGCACAACAACTAAAGCATGAAGAAATGGTAAACATGCAATATAAGTGAGTTTAATATGAAATATTTAGCAATTCCACTGTTAGCACTAGCCACACCAGCTTTTGCAAATAGTGTAGATATAGTCGGCAATGTGGCGGCTAAGTGTATAATCCAAACAACTAAAACTGGCGCATACGGAAATCCGACGCCCAGCAAATTATCAACATCGGCGTCTGATGGTGGAATATTACCAGAGATCCGCATCGATGTTGCCATAGCAAACAGTTACACAGCCAACATCACATACCCAACAAGTTTTACATCATCACCATCTCTAAATGACGTTGTAACGTGGACGGGATCTGTTGCAGTGAGCAATACGAGCGACGCTGGTATGTCAGGTTATGACAGCGCTAAAACTGTTTCTGGGTCTACTACATCGTACTCATTAACAACTGCTGGTTCTACATGGTTTGCTGTATCAAGTGTGGCTGAGTACGGCGGCGGAAGTAACAAGCCGTTTACGGGAGGCACTTATATTGCCCAAAGTACCGCATCATGTATACCAAACTGAAGGCACTTGTAATCATTACGTTATTGGGGTCTGGCGTATCTGCTCACGAACAGACCCCAGCCTACCCAAAAATGAAGTATTCCACAGTTAAAGATGTGGTAAAATTTGAGCTGTCTATATTTAACCAGAGAGAGCGCGTTAAATATTACAGAATAGCACTATTTGATAAAAATTTTGTGGGGCTTCCATTCTCCACAAGGCATAGAATAATAAAAGTTGATTACCAAACTAGAAAAAACTTTGATGTATATGTTAAAAAGAGCGATATGGACGAGGCGCAATATATATGCACAATATCAAAGACCATGAAAGAGCGAGGTTCTAAGCCATTTGTAAGATCTATGGTATGCTCAAAGATTACAGGGGGAACTAAATGAAATATGCAATCATTCTATCCTTAATTGCTGGCAGTGCGTTTGCCGATAGCTCGTCACTGTCTCTGGCGTTACCGACGCCAAATCTGAATACACAATCCGACAGAATAAGATCTGGCAGTATTGAATGCTCAAATTCTATCTCAGGCTCGACACTTCTGGAATACGGCTTAACTGGCCTACTGTCTGGCCTTAACACTGACGCGAGAGGCAAAGATATTGGCGTTTATGCTCGCATTGTTATTCCACTGAATGCACCAAAGCGGCGCATTGAATGTGCTAAATTATTTGAAGTGGAGCTGTTACAGCGCAAAATGGAAATTCGCATGTTGCAGGAAGAGCTGGACGCCATGAAAAACTTGCAATCTTCAGAAATGGAATTTGAAAACTAATGGTCGATACAACAAAAATTGCAGATGGTATTGATGGGCTGGCAGACCGCCAACTACAAGCTGGGGGCATGAAACTGACGGCTGGATCTATAATAGCAATATTTGCATTCCTGTCTACAGTTGGCTCTGGCTTATATGGTGGCCTGCTGATGTGGCAAAAGATCGAAGAGGTTGCTGGCCTTGATTTGCAGGAATACCAAACTCAAATGGAATTGATGGACGCTAACATTCAACAAACTATGGACTACACACGCGAGATCAAAACTGGATTGCGTGATGATATTTTGAGCATCGAGCGCCAATCCGATAGAGTTGAGGACATGGTACGCAAATCTGAGGACAATGTTAGGGAGATGATTGATAAGGCTGAGGAGCGCTTTGAAAATCAGAGAGAACGTGTTAGAGTTTCACAAAGTGGCGAAATGAAAGAACTGGAAGATAAATTGATGGGTAAGTTGCAGAGAGCGCTTGATAACCCATTAGCAGATTAGGATTATAACATGGATGAATTTAAAAAATTTGACGTTGATGGCAATGGATCAATTGATCAGGCTGAATGGGATCGCATGGCGCTGGAAGACAGGCGCTTACGAATGCAGGATGAAGACGCCCAGCGTGATGCACAACGCAGAATGACATGGTATGCCCTGTCAGGGATGCTCCTATACCCCTTTGCGGTCATTCTAGCAGATGTATTTGGATTAATTGAAGCCGCCAAAATATTAGGTTCAATGGCAAGCATTTACTTTGTGTCTGTTGCTGGCATCGTATCTGTATTCTTTGGGGCAAACGCATTAGCGAAAGGAAAAGATAAATGATAGCTGGACTAGGATTATTAGGTAAAGTTGCAGATCTTGCTGGAACTATGATCGAGGGCAAGACCGCTGTAAAGCAGGCTGAAGCCCAAACAAAAATGAAAATAGCTACTGGCGAGATCGATTGGGATATTGCCGCCATGAAAGCCACTGAGAATAGCTGGAAAGACGAGTGGATAACTCTGCTCTTTTCGATACCATTAATTTTAGCGTTTTGTGGCGATTGGGGAAATGGCATTGTGCAAGCTGGTTTTGCCGCGCTATCTAATATGCCTGATTGGTATCAATACAGCCTTGGTGGTATTGTGAGTGCATCAATTGGGATGCGTGGTGTGAGTAAATATTTTGGGAGTAAAAAATAATGTCAAAAACAACAAAAGCGGCAAAAGGCTTGTGGACGAATATTCACAACAAGCGAAAAAGGATCGCGGCTGGTAGTGGTGAGACAATGCGTAAAAAAAATACTAAAGGTGCGCCGACAAATGAGGCGATTAAAAAATCACAAAGAAAAAAGAAAAAGGCATAGCTATGACAGAAGCGATGAAAAAATTGCAAGATAAAGTCGGCGTTGGGGCAGACGGACATTTTGGCAAGAACACGGCTAAGGCCATTGCCCAGCACTACGAGCTATCAAATGAACGAGCCGCCCACCTAATGGGTCAGGCGAGCCACGAAAGCGGTCACTGGCGGCATACCAGAGAAAATCTGAACTACAGCGCGGATAGTATGATGCGCGTCTGGCCTAGCCGTTTTCCTGATCTGGCGTCCTGCGAGGGATATTCTCGAAACCCAACAGCATTAGCTAATAAGGTTTATGGTGGACGCATGGGTAACGATGCTAATACCAATGAAGGCGCTTTATTTTCTGGAAAAGGTTATCTTATGATCACAGGGAAAAATAATTACAGGGCATTCAGCTCCGACATGGGTTTACCTGAGATTATGACAGATCCAGATCTGGTGGCTGAGGATTACGCATTTGATACGGCAATGTGGTTCTTTAATAAAAACAAGTTATTCGACATTGCAGACGATGGCGTAAACGATGAGACAATTTTAAAAATCACTCGTCGAGTAAATGGTGGCACTCATGGCCTTACGGACAGAACAGGCGAAACAAAAAAGATTTATGAGTGGCTCAACGCATAGTAACAATATTGGTAGAGCTGGGGAATTTCTGGCTCTATCAAGATTAGCCTTTGCTGGCATTTCTTGCATTTTGGTACAGCATGAAGTTGACGATGCGTATTTAAAAACGCCAAGCGGCGAACTTCTGACTTTACAAGTTAAGACTGCCAGCAAGAAAACTGGGAATAAAAACCAGTATCGTTGGGGAACAAGCCCAGTGGGAAACAATAAAAAATCCGATATATATGCATTGGTGGCGTATGATATACGAAAGATCTATTGGGCTAGGGGAGATGATCCAATTATCAAAAAAACATCAACTCGCTTGTACCCAGAACAGTTTGTAAATGAAGACGAATTATTAAAGCAAGTAATAAACAGCTTCATAGATTAAATAAACTGCTTGAAGATTTATGTAAATTTACATAATAAAACGTGTGGGTAAAGTCGGGCATGGCTTTCCCACACGATACATTATTTTTTCTTAAAGTAAACGTAACGCAATGACCTTGCCCCTGCGTTACCAATAATTGGCGTGGTTCGCTCGTAAGCGCGGTCAACTAAATTTTGCCTATACAAGACATTTAATGACCAAGCCAGATCTGAAACCCCAAGACCAGTGCCAATCGCAACCATTGTTGTCGTTGCGCGTTTGCCCTTGTCTATATACTTTAGTATAGTTTCAGTTTTCTTTTTTGATATTGGTTTAATTTTTCTGAGATCATTATCACTAATAAAACTTCTATGTGATGATTTGTTTACAGTGATTTGTCGTGGCCTATCAAAAGTTTTGTTAATCTTATTTCTCAGGCCACGTTTAATTTGGCTTTTCTCAAAATTGTAAAGCAAATGGGAATACATGATCTCAAACTTATGCGTAGGCTCATCCATCATTGCTTGGGTGACTTGTTCTTTCGTCGCATAAGCGAAAGTTGGTGTTCTACATTCTCCAGCAGGGCTTGCTGTTCTTTCATCATAAACAGATAGAAGCTCTTGGTTCTCTTCTCTTTGCTCATTAGATCTTCCTGCACCATCAAATTTAATTTTATTAATCGTGTTATCGCTTGGTAGCATTCTTTCGATGTCATTTGTATTCTCCTTATTCATCATCATGGCCTTTAAATTTTCCGTTGGCATCCAAATCTGGAACACGGGTTCTAGCTTTTGGCATTTCTGGTAGTATTAACCCAGTGCCAGCGCAGTTAGTGCAATCAGCTTTCTCATACAGGTAAGTTTCATGAAAGATATTATAATCTTTCTCGAATAGCGTTTCGCCTGCTCCATTACATTCTGGGCATGGATAATATTTATTTGCCATTGGATAATCCTTTCGGTCTGAGCTTTGGTACAATAAATGATGAGCTGATGTAGCTTGTCTCGATGCACTGAGCCATGCTGTCCATTTTTTCATATGGCTTGTAGACTGCTGGCAATGCGTCGCCACACTCACGCGCACTGCGATACAGCGTGGTGTCCTGTAGCTCCACGCCGCCAATGACATATGTGAGAACGAGCGTTGTATAAAATGTCATACTATTTCCCTCGTTTTAACAAATAAATAATCGTTCTTTTTGTTATGCAAATTAAAAGATTTTAATGTTTCATATTTAATATCTTTTAAATCTGTATTTAGCTGTAAACCAAATTCACTCAAATATGATTTAAGATCGCTTAATGATTTTTTACCAAAGTTTGGAAAATTTAAGAAAAATTTATCGGATCTTAATATTACATCATAAAAATATATAGGGTTACGAATGCTTTTATTTTTTTCTAGTTTGCTATATGAAAATAAACTATTACCAACCATATAATTTAAGCATCCCCAAACGCGATTTGGGAAAAAACCTTGCTCAATCGTGCTAAATAATAATTTATATAAATATGGATCTGAGCTTTCAAGATTATGAAATAAAAATATTTTAAGGCTTAATTCATCTAAATTATTTATTGCAGATATAGTTTCAATGCGATCTGTGTAAACTTTATTTTCAATTACTAATTCGTTTAATCGATTATTTAATTCACTTAATAAATCGCCCTTATCAACTGTCGGCTCAAACGATGGAACAAATGGTGTTTTTGTTGGGCAAATTGTCTCTATAACTTCACCTAATGCTTCCCTGACACTGGCAACATAAACTGGATCAAACCTATCAATAGTAATGTAAGTACAAACGTACTTACAACCACCATCTAATTTATCTTTATAATTTGGTATAATTTTTGCATACACCTCATCTGCTGGTTCTAACCAATCCAGATGCTCAAAATCTGCTAAAAGTTTTTTAGGCAGAAACACTTGGTCATGCTCATCTTTGGTAAAAGCAAAACCAAAGCCATGCTCGTGTATTGATTTAATAATTAATGTTTGCATTTTATTCTCTTTCTTCAGCTAATGTTTGTGTTCTAAAAAACCCCTCGTATTGAGGATGTTTAATCATAAATAAACGTGCATAATATGGCGTATAGTTATTACTCATTTTAAACTCTTTGCCATTTGTTTCAATATCGGTATGCCACCTAATGCGCTCAAAGATTGCTTTGCTACTATACTGGTCACGGCCTCGCTCGATCACCTCAAATGTAAAATGTTCGAACAACAAAAAAATCATAGGGTTATCGTTATGAAAAATCCACCACTTACGTTTGATGTCTTCTGACATTACTTCACCCCTTTCTCATAAATCTCATCATCAATTCTAGTCATGATGATAACCATAGCAGTCGTCAGATCCTTCAATGACGCCTCTTCAGCAACGCGGCGGATGTTCGTCCATGAACTCTCCTTAACAGTAGCCACGTCGCGGATGATTGCTGGCTGAGGGTTTTCCTCAAGCGGAGCGCTGTATCCCTGATAAGCATAATCATTGACTTTATACTTATTTAAGAAAACCAGCAAATCGGCTTTATTAGTAGGCACATCATACTCAATATATGCGCCCAGTTTTTTTGCATCAGCTTGTGTTCCAGCCCACTGCCCTTTTGGTGTAGTATATAATCGCATTTTATTCTCCTAAGTTAATGTTAATTAAGTGATCCAGATAAACTATAATTTCTGGAAGATGGACGGCGGCTAGGGCAAATAATGCCATAGCCAATCCGTCGATGATCATTGAAGCGTTCATTATACTGTCTCCTCAACTTGTAATTCTTTGAAGCCAACAAATGCACATTCAAAAACTTGGTCATATTCAGGAATTACTGTGCCATTTTCTCTTTGAGCATGAACAATAAATCTATCAAATGCCATTGAAGATCGTTGACCTAAACCATCTTCTCTATACTTCAAAACAGTTACATCATTGTTATAATCACCATTTGCAATCGTGCTACCATCTTCCAGAGTAAAAGAAGTTTTCTTGATAGACCAAGACCCCTCAATGTTATTTGTCCAGCGATATGCATATTCAAGACAATCATCAGTTGTTCCGAATGCAGATAATTCTGTTGGAATTTGAATTACAGCAACTTTTGTAAATTCTTCAATATTGCCAGTTTCGCGGTTACGATTTGCATGTTGTACTGTGATTTTCATTTTGTATTCTCCATTTGTGTTTGTATTTATTTGCTCAATATAACAGCTATTCAGATGCGGTCAAGCACTAAATATATCTTTTATATATCATTATGTTGTTGACGCCATCTGAATACCTGTTATATTGAGTGAATAAACACAAACGAGGAGACTTTATTATGACTAAGCTAAAAATCAAACCAGTTAATCACGGCACTACAAAGGCGGATCGAAACCGCTACTGTGGCGCGGCAGTTGTCAGTGCAATCACTGGTATGACAACAGGTGAGGCGGCGAGACTTGTTCGTCACCTCAGTGGTGTGAGAAGTGTCAAAGGCACTAGCACTCGCCAAATCAGAGATGCATTTGCTGAGTGTGGCGTCCGCTTTGCACCGAGGTCATATGGTATGCGTTTAAATCGCACCGATGGCGTTACACTTGCTGGCTGGTTAAGAGGCACTGTGAAGTATCGCAATGCAGAGCGTGTATTCTTGGTTGTCGCTGGGCATCACTGGCAACTGGTTCAAGGTCGCAGATATGTATGCGGTTTGACTTGCGAGATCGTGAGCATTAAAGACAAGCGAGTTAAAAGACGCGCTAGGGTTTCTGAGGTTTATGAGTTAACTGCGCCAGATGGCATGGTGATACCTCATGTGGCAAAGAAGCCAAAAAACCCAAACGCTGGGGCAACTGCAAGTAAAGCTAGGCGATTGGCTAAGGAGCTGGGCATAGAGATCGAGATCGAACATTATTACGATGACGATGAGCCTAGATACTGGTTGGGCGGTTATAAGAGTGATGTGGATTATGCAGAGATTGGGGTTATTGAAACTCACATGGCATACTCATGGTCTGAGGTTGTTGACACATTGCAGGCGATTAAGGATTATAAGGCGCAGGCAATAGCGGCTTAATTAATAAGCACTGTGGCTCAGGTTGCAGTGCTTAGATAATTAAACCTAGGAGAACAAAATGGTTGATAAGAGAGTATTAATTAATTTTAGCGAGGCTCAATATGAAGCCGTTGCTGAGGCCGCCAATAAATCGGCTCTGAGCTTTAATGCGTTTGTCAGGATGGCATCTTATATGGCGGCGTCCAAAGCTGGCGTTGAAGTTGCCAAGCCAGAGGAAGATGAATGATTGTTGTCGGTGTAGATTGTGGTTTTTCTGGAGCGATTGCACATTACTGCACGCGCACTAAAGATCTGGATGTCGTCGATATGCCTATCATCTTAAACTCAAAGGGCAAAAACGAAATTGATATTCATTCGTTATTACATTTGTTAGAGCCAGAGGCTAAAGATCGTATGGCTGTGATTGAGCAAGTTGCGTCAAGGCCAAACCAATCGTCGGTTGCCACATTTAGATTTGGCATGGGATATGGCGCATTGATTGCATGTGTGGCGGCTAACAAAACGCCAATGCATTTAGTCACGCCTCAGAAATGGAAGAAACACTTTGGCCTGACATCTGATAAAGATACCAGCCGCCAATTGGCAAT